CTCGCTCCAGTCTGCTCTGAATTTTTAAAACGGATGAAATTATATTGTGGAACAGGACGCTGACCCCTGATCACGAAATAATAAGGGAATGGCACAAACTTTTCGTCGTCGTCTGAAGCGTTTTTGATGAATACACGGAAAAACGAAGATCGAACAATGCTTGCCGTAATTGTGCCGTTATTGACTTGGAATCCATCTTCATCAAACTCCCCAATCTCCGTGGGGCTTGGCAGGCTATTAAATGCACAAAGCCCATTCAAGCGCTGATAAACCGTGCTTTTAATTCCAATCTCTGTTGAAACGGCTGGACGGTTATTGCGGACACTTGCGATAGCAACCTTGGTCAACGGATAGAACTTTTCACCAATGCCCTGCTGGACATCTTCGCCGCTATCGCCAATATATCCGTGCTCCGGGGCTACTACTGCAGATCTAGAAACAATTCCAATCTTTTTACCAATAGAAGTAGAAGTGTCAATACACTCAAGAAAAATTTCTTGATCATTACTATTAGGCTCAAAGCGAGACTGACTTCTTTTAAAAACTTTCCAGATACACCCACCGATTTCAAACTTCTCTCCTAACTGCAAAGATGCATCAGCCTCAATTTGCAATGCTTCAACGGTTGAGTTGATTTCATCAACAGTGTCACCCCTGCCTCTTCGTTTGTAAAAATCTTCGGGGATGCTGCTATCACTAATCAAGAATGTAAGCCTGTCCCCGACCTCAATGTTTCTGATTGTTTCTCTTTTCTTATTAATGCTTCCTTCATACATATTCTCTTGTTGAACTGTCGCTCCCTTTGGGATCTTGATCACGCTGTTATTGGCAGGATGCTGTGGCCTAGGTTTGTACTGAACTAAACCCATCCTTGGGCTATAGTTTCTACCTTTTCCGGCCTGATGCTGATCGCGGATTTCTTTTAAATCGTCTTTGGTTGTGTCATCAATTCTTTTGGTTGCGCCAAGCTTATATCGCACATAATTCAAGTCGCCTGCGATTTTGACGCGCGTTATCGTCAATGACTTCTTTGACGGGCCAGGCGCTTCCTCGTCAATAGAAATAATTTTGTAATTGAGCCTATAGCTTGTTCCATTGGCAATGGCGCCATAAACACCAAATTGAGTGTTGTTTGCAGGTGAGTAAGCGTGGCAGAACGCTCTATCTCTATCACCAAGAAATGTTGGGCAAGTAAAAACGTCATCATTGCCTTCTACTGCTTCTGGATCGCCAGACGCCGGTCCATCGATAGTGCCATATTGAATATCGCCTGCTAAAATCCGTTGATTTTCATCTTTGCTAGAGTCTGCTTTCCAATAAAATGTGTAAAAATCTTTGTAAACAGAATCAAGCGCATTGTTACCTAAGTAAATTCCCTGCAGCTCTGGTGCAGCAATACCCGTTCCAGGGACTCCTTGCTCACCAACAATGAACATCAGCTTGGCCCGTTGCAGCGTTCCATGACTGAACATGCGGGACCAGACCAGCTTCAACGTAACCAGCATCCCGCCAATATCTTCTTCATCGCGGTAAAGGCCAAAAATTAGTGGAATAGGTGACGCATAATCTGCAAGCTCTGCAAGCGTGTCAAAACCTCTTGACGGTGTAAACCTATTAGCTCCTGTAATATCACCAAGATCAATAATGCCACCACGCTTATTAGAGCCTGGCATCTTCGGCTTTGGTGTTAGCAGATAAGAAACACCAGTCAGCACAAGGCTGATCGCTAGGCTGACCAGAATTGCTGTTGTTGTTTCAGGCCCACATTGAACATCAGGAATGCGGTCATAAGCTGCTGGTCTTACCGCTCCACGACGTTTAGCCTCAGCCGTAAACTTTCGATACTCCTCCTCTGTTGCACCAATCGCATCAATTAACTGTTTTTCGTACGGAAGCAGTGGTACGTCGTAAACAGTTGGACCGAAGACCACTGAATCTTTTTCGACATTCGATTGACGTACAAGATTCCCGTCTGCCATGTGACTGCAAATGCCCAGGATTGCTGCGGTAGCAGCAGAATGTCCCCATCATACTCTGGCTTTTTTACGCGAACACCCCAACGCATCAGGTCACGGCACACTTCCCATTTGCTTGCCTCATACCAAGACTGCTTGAACGGCGGCGCTTCAATTCCCATCCGCTCCAATGCCTTGTAACACAAGTGGATGCAGTCGATATAGCCATCACTGCCATCAGCACCAAGCCGATACGGCATTCCGATTAGATCACTGCAATCTGACATTGTTAGAAATTGGCAGGTTGCCTACCAGCGCACGGGTCAATGATCGCCTCGGAACATCCGTTCCAACAGCATCCAATACAGAGCTAAGCGCAATGTTCAACGATACGTTGTCCCACTGACCTCCTGTCACATGACCCGTAAAGGTATGAACAACGCTATGAGCAGCAGACGGACCAGTTGTCGGATCAGGATCCTCAATGATCAAGACATCGACTTCCATCACATAATGTTCATTGACTGCCCCGACAGCCCAACTTCTGCTTAGGTCATTGTTTGGAAAAACAAGGGTAGCCTCAAGCCCATCACCAGTGCGGTTGACGGTGACACCAGAAAACCCAAATGGAACAAAGAAGTAATCAAGACCTCCATGCGTAATCTGTTTGCCGATAAAAAAGTTTTGAAACCTTTGAAACGGCTCTAGCTTTCCAGAACTGGTATTGAAGCTTTTGATGCGTAGAGCATGGCCGAAAGCGTACTGGGTCACATTCCTAACCTCTTACGAGTGCTGCCGCTCATTTGCAGACGTTTCAGCGTTTGTTGCTCACCTTGTTTAGCACCTTGTGATGCAGCCTGTTGCATTCCACGTTGGAACTGATCAGCGGTCACATAATCAACGCTGTTGATACGTTCCACGGTGTAGCGAACATCGATTGGAGCGGCAACTGCTGTTCCGCCACCTTCGCCTGACGTTCCAGTGCCTCCTGCTTCAGGAATAACAGCAGAACCGCGAGCACCGCGTGAATAACGCGCCATGCTTTCACGCATACGGTTTTCTGGAATGATGTACTCGCCTTGACCGCCTTCCCCAACCAATGCGCGAGTAGGACCGGAAACATAGCCGCCTTCTGCAAAAGTAAATGTTCCTGCAGATGCTTGATCAGCCATATTTCCTGTTGTAAATCCTCCTTGCTGTAAAACATCTCCAACTGCTGCTGAGTTAGGGTCAGCCCCCTCTCCACCCATTCCAGCAAACGCACGAGCAATACCAATCGCGATATACGTCGCAATCATTTGTGCAGCCTGCTTAGCCAACACATCAGCAATGCTCTTCAACATATCCGCAAAAACTTCCTTGACACTTTGCGCTCCAGTGATCAGGTTCTGCATTCCGCTGACAAGCGAGTTGCCAATGGCACTGCCGATGCCTTGAGCTACCTGAACAGCGTGCTGCTCAAGATTATTCAAGCTTTCAACTGATTGTTTGATAAACTTATTAAGAGGACTATTTTCAGCGGATATTTGCCCCATTAATTGACCAATTTGCGCAACCTGCGAATCTTCCAGTCCTTTCTTTTTCAGCTCTTGAAGCTTTTTCTCAATGCGAAGCCGTTCACGCTCTGCTTCGCTTGTGGCTTGACTAATTGCAAGCTGATGCTCAAGGTCTGCGACAGTATCGTCAAATAAGTTCTGGCGTTTTAAGTATTCTGCACTAATTTCCCGCTCAGTTTGGGCTATTGCAGCTGTTTTTTCAGCTTGAGCAACAAGATTAATCGCATCTTGTTCACGTTGAGTTGTAGCTTTAATAAGCTTCTCTAGACGTGAACTTTCAATTTCTTTAAGCCGTTGTTGGCCTTGCAGGCGAATTACAAGCATTGTGTCTCCAACCGCCTCGGCTGCCGCAATGCGATCCTTAAAAGCAGAAATTTCAGCAATTTTGGCTGCTTCTATCTGAAGTGCAGCAATGCGCTGATCAATGCGTTTTTGCTCTTCTGCGGCCCTATCTTTAAATCCTAATGTGTCATCCAAAGTCGTTTGGCCAGTTACATTAAGTGTTTGCCGCAGAGCTGCTATCGCTGGATCTTGCAAAACCCTTTCTTTTACAGCTGTTGTAAGCCTGCCCTCCCTTGGCTCAACAGACTCCTCCATCATTAAAGCTCTTTGTCTCTCTCGGTTGCTTAATTCACGAACGCCACGCTCTCTAGCAATAATCGCTTCAAACTCAGCCTTAGCGTCTCCAGTCAAAGAATCACGAAGACTTTGAAACTCTACATTTGTAGATACACCACCTAGAGTCGCATTAATTGCGTCAAGGAGCTTAGCCAAGGGCCCAGCAACGAATCCTCCAACTGCTACAAACAAATGGTTAATTGAGTCAAGAAATTCTTTAACTTCACCGCCAAGGTTTTGAAAACTTTTAACAGCATTTGTCCCAATTTGACTTGCAAGATCTTTTGTCAAAAGGGTCGCAAGCTCTTGCATTCTGCCCTGTTTTTCCAACTCAAAGGCGTGTTTTTTTACTGCATCACTACTAAATAGATTCTTTTCTCGGAACATTTCTACCGTTCCAGAGGCAGACGTCAGCGCTGTGCCTACAGCTGCAACGCCTGCAACAAATTGATCAATTTGCTGACCAATTGCGCTGAAAGCAATTTGCGCTCCAAAAGATCCGGTCAGGCCGCCTAAAGCGCCACCAATAACTGATCCCGCGCCACCGCCAAACAACAGCGGGAAGCCAGCACCAAGACCAACTTGTCCAAGTATTTTATTACGCTGTTGCCTGCGCAAAAACGCAGGAGAACCTGGAATGTTTGTCGCGCCACCAATCGGAGAAGATTGACCAGTCAGTCCTGCACTGGCTTGCTGCGAACGCACTCGAAGCAAACTAGCTGTTTCATTTAATTCAGCTAAAGCCGTGCTCCAACTTTGTTTTATTCTCGTATCTTTCATTTTCAACATTCCAGCTGTTTCTTGCAGCTCTCCTAACGCTTTAGCCCAAGACGTTTCAACTTTGACTGCTCTCAAATTTGTTGCCTTGGCAGCTTGGACTGCTACTGGAGAGCCAGGTATTGATATGCTGCCTCGAATCGGAAGCGCAGCTCCACCTGTCGGAAAGCTAGGCCCAAAAGGAGTCCTAGAAGCCGTTGCACCAGCAAGAAACGCTGGTGATCCTGGAAAATTAAGTCCACCCCCGATTGGGCTTGCGATCTGACGACCAGCTGCAGCAATTTGAGCTGGAGAGCCCATCATTGTCCGCGTTCCACCTACCGGACTAGACGCAAACCCCTTGCGCTGCTCTTTAAGAATTCGCAGTTTTGACTGCTCTAAACGAATACTCTTCTCTAAAATTCGAAACTCTTTCTCGGCGCTGCCAAAACGCCTGTTACTTTGCTCAGTTGTTGCTTTTGCTAATTGTTTTCTTAACTTGCTGACGTTGAGGCCCTTCACCTCCATTTCGTTAATTTTATTCAGCAGACGAGCACGTTTTTCTTGTGTTTTAGCAAGCGTATTTATGTTTAACGCTTGATCCCTGGTTTGTTTGTTTATTTCGCGCTGCCTTAATGCTATTTTTCTGTTTATTTTATCAAGACTTTGTATTTTTCTTGCAGTTGCATTCAGCATCTCCGTGCTGGGCAACGCAAGAATAGGCTGTTTTTTTCCGCCTTTACCTTTGCCGATGTTATTTACAGCCTTATCAACCTTCTTAAGCTCTCGCTCGATCTGCTGAGTATTGATCTTGATATTGACTTCGTACTCAGCAGCCACGACTAACCCGAAGATATTGCCTTCAGGTTAGCGCACCCTGCGATATTGAGCCTGCTGACGACTCCGCTCAATCTCTTTTTGCTCCCGATCTGACTTGACTGAGCAGTAAGCGCTCCAAGCCACCAGCTCTTCTGTAGACATGTTGGCTCGAAGCTGAGCCAGTGTCATGCCTAGCTTTTCAGCAATGAAAAACTGCAGGAACAAGAAGTGATCTTTATCAATCCTCGCTTTTAAGATCGTCTGCTTCTTCCACCCCATCCATACTCTGCATCTTGGACATGATGTCCAGCACAATGTTTAGAGGCAAGCGATTGCGGATTTTGGCACGGTCACCGTCCGAAAAAATCCGGTTGCCAGCTTCGTCTTCTGCTTTGCGAATAACCATTTGGATCGCAAAATCCAGGTTGTCCTCAGCCGCACCAATGTTCAATGCTTTCAACGAATTGTTGATCGAATCACGATCGGCAATCGTCAAAGGCTTCCAATACAACTTGAGGACAACCTCTTCACCGTTTTTAATCGTATAACTGCTGCGCTCCTCAACGCTAAACGCCTTGCACAGCTTGTCGATTGCGCGTGTTTCAGCCATAAAACTCAGTCAACTAGCACAATATAGCTCATCCCAGACGAGTAGCCTTAAAAGCTTTGTCTAGATCTCCCAGCACGCCACCTGATTGCGTATAAACCTTGTACCAATCAGGATTTTGATTTTTAGATGTCAGCTGAAAACCATCTCGGTTTTTATGCTGCTCGTAAGTAGCCGTACCACCTCCTCGACGAGGCACTGTTGCGTTTGGGCTGTTGACGGCAAAGCCTGCGTATGATGCCGAGTTGCCGATATACATCGGATTTTTAATTGGAAAGCGCAGCGAAGAAACCGTAACAGGGCTGTTTTTGCTCGGCTTTGGAACCGTTGTTCGAGCAGGAATACCATCTTCAATGTCCCTATCAAATCCAGGCCGATCATCTGTTGGTTTAACAGCAGTTTGACTTAATTGCCATTTACGTCCAAAGCTGGAAGTCCACCATGGCCCTTCACTTTGCAATGATCGAATAATGATTGGGCCGACGGTTTCACGGCCAGTCTCAATCAGCTTACGAATGTCCTTAGTAAGCTCCGTTATTGGCTTGGCCATTACACCGCAGTAAACGTACAGCGCACCACGCTGACAAAATGACTGTTGTTTTCTTCAGTCACAGCAGTAGGACCGCTAATTTGACCAACACGCGGCTTCGCTGAATACGTGTCCGTATAGCCAGAAGCATTTACAGAAGTCAAACCATCAATAACTGACTCTGCAATCGCAGCAGCTGCGGCACTGCCTATATTTCTTGGCGTAAAAATGCCGCATTGCACCGTTCCAGCATATTGATCAATCGCTGCACCATGAGGTTGGACCGTTGACTGGTCAAAATTGATCGTTACCATCACATACTTCTTTGTCTTACCAGGCGTCGTAAACGGCATATTGTCAAACACCACTGAAACCGTGGCATCCGCTGCGGTTACTGCAGTATTGATCGCAGTTTCGATTGCAGCCCTGGCATTGACAAGCGTCATCAGAACACTACCCGAAGGATATACATGTATTCCTGATCGCCCCTAAATGTCCGAATGTCTTGAATCCTAGCCGTTCTTGCCGATCCAGCAAACTGCAATGACACCTCGTCCTGCAGTGTTGCTTGGTTGTCGCCAATTTGATCTGGCGTTATGTAAAGCCGAGCAGTATTCTCTTGATACCCACTCTCCTCGTCAGACGCAATAAATTCAATTGGAGCGTCAAACGAATAGCTTGTATCAGTTGTCGCAACAGCGCCAGTCGCAAGGTTGTAATTAGTAGAAGCTTTGCGCGTATAGGTGATGGTCGTGTCTAGCGACTTGCCCAAATCTGCAACGACCTGCTTAGCGACGTTTTTAAAAAGCGTGTCGAGTTGTCCTGCCATCTCAACCCCTCACAACGCGGACAGAATACGAGCCACTGCCACCCAAACAGTAAGCGCCGAGATAAGACTGAAGCCAAGGATAAACGTCGAATACGTTATTAACAGTTCCAGTAGCCTGACTAGAAGTGTTGTACTTGACTTCCATTTCCCCGAGCTTGACGGATTCGTATAATCCCGTATCGCCGGTAGACCCTGTAATCGAGTCCGTGTCATTGGCCAATGCCCTCGCTAACTCGTAGGTTGCATACTTAATATCGTTCGGAATACTCGTGCAAACAAGCTCTACCCGGTCAACGTGATAATTATTACGAGGCCAGTTCAATGCTTGGCTGGTATCGCAACGATCACCGTAGAAATTCAGCGTATCGATCCAGCGTGTAGCTGAGATCAATGCACGATTTTTGTTGTCGTCAGACTTGTTGTCCCACTGCGTGCTGCTTGGAACGGTTTCAAAGTACGCATCGGCTTCAGCCAACGTCACATAGCTGTTGGCTGTCGCACTCTTCAGTGTGGCGTTGATCGTGGCAGCCATAGCGCAAAAAGAAGGTGGCCCCACCTAATGGTAGGGCCTTTGCTCTGATCAAGAAAGATCAGATGGTGGTGGTGTCCAGAGGGCTGTTGACAGTGAGCTGAACCATGGGGATCAGGTCAATGTCATAAGTAGCAGCCCAGTTACCAGCCGTTGCCAAAGTGGCGTTGGTCGGGTTGTCAGCAGCGTTAGACCACTTAGTACCCATCACGTGATAGGTGGAGTGGTAGTCAACAGACAGAACGTCCTGCTTGGAGAGCACGTTGCGGTCAGCTTCAATCCGGAGATCCTGCTGCACACCCTCAAGGATGGTGCCACCCTTGATCAGATAGCAGTAGAACTCACGCTGGTGGCCAGAGGTGCCAGGTGCAACAGTGTTGACTGCAGTGTCAACAATGACGCGCATACCGGCAAACTCACCAACTTCGCGAGCGCCAATGCCAACGCCACCACCACCCCAAGTCACTGCGCCAGAAGCAGACAGTGCAGAAGTGGAGAAGGTCAGCATTCCTACCTGATACAGGTAGTAAGCAACGGAGGGGTGAACAACGATGGTGTCCAGCTCTTCGCCGCGCTCACCAAGGACTGAACGAGCTTCAGCAACATTGGCAGCAGACAGGAAGTTGGCTTCAGCGCCACCAGAAGCAGCAGCAACAGCTTTATCCAAAGCATTGCCAGACAGAGCCGTGCCAAACAATCCAGCAAGCTGAGAGAACAGACGAGCGCTGTTCAGCTTGTTGATGGCGTCAGCCAGTTGGTTGCGAATGTGAAGCATCGGGTCTTCACCAGCAGCCAGCATTGCAATGTCATCTACGGCATACGCGAAGCCGCGATGGCAGATGGTTGCAATCTGAGTTCCGGTTCCGACCTTTTGAGGGGTCAGGTAACCGGCAGAGCTGGTGCCCCAAGTTGCAGTACCGTCCAGAATCTCCTCAGTCGGAGACACGGGGTTGAACTCAGGAACTTGAATGCGGGTGCCGCCTTCACGGGAATCGAGAAGAGCGTTACGAACCACAGCGCCAGACTTGATGAACAAGCTGCGCTCTTTAATTGCCTCAGACACATAGGTGCTGAGATTATTCCTTTTTACGATGTCCGCCAGAAGGACACCGCCGGAATAATTCTGAAATGGTGCGGCCATTTCTTATTCAGGGATAACGTTTGCGGGGTCTCAAGCCACAGACTTGAAAATGGTGTCCCACGGGGACTTACTTACCTGCCTCTCTCTTGAGCACAGCTGCAAGATCAGGGTCGGTAGCTTCCAAGGTCATTTGCCTTGTTAAGTTAATACTACCTTCTAACCAAGGGTTAGCGACACCTGCAGCACCAGCAGTTCCTGTAATTGGCTTAGCGCCCATGCCAGCCTGGGTGCTTGGCTTAAAATGATGCTCAAAGCCAGAACCAGGATTTTTTAGTTTGGACAGATAGACGTTGATGTCTTCCTCAACGCCACCGTTCAAAACTTTGACGCTACCGTCGTCAGCTTTCTTCAAATTACTTTGAACAAGCTGCAACATCTGCTCCGCATTGATCGCACCAGACTGGCTGATGGCTGATAACGCAGAGTTTTTCATCGCTGCAGTCTCGTTTGATGTCCGAAGATCTGCTAGCTGACGCTCCAAATCAGCAATTTGCTGGTCTTTGCTTTGAGCAGTTTTGTTGGCCTCTTCCCAAAGGTCTTTCCACTGCCCTTGGTCTTCAAGGGTTTTGCGACGTTGATCGTCTTGCTTTTTGTAGACCTCGTCTAACTTGCTCTTGATGCCTTGGAATTTTTCCTCGGCTTCAGAAGCACGTTGCTGGAGCGCTTGAATTTGCTGCTCGTAAGCAGACACATCGACAGCAGGAGCTTCAGTCGCAGCCACAGGCTGTTCAGGCGACGCCACTGGCGTTTCCTGGATGACTTGTTCTTCCATTATTAGGAGTCAGTTGACTCTGCTACTTTACTAGTCTTTGTCTTTTTAGTAGCAGTAGTTTTCTTCACTGCAGGCTTTTCTTCTTTTTTAGGAGGGTTGATCTCCTCGAAACGAAGTCCCATGAAATTGAAAGCTATTGCCCCCCTACTGTAACGTCACCTGAGTTCTCTGCCGCTGTAGGCAAAATCTCGCCTTGCACCAGCATGTCCCGGAACTCTTCTCGATCAATAATCTGATCCTGGAACAGTTGACCCATTGCGGCAATGTCCTGCCCAATCAACCGCTGCAGATCAAAGTCACGACTGATCTTCACTTCTGGCGCTTCAATGCCCAAGTAATCAGCTGCGTGGTCATAAGCCTTCTGCAACCCAGACTCCAAGTCCATTGACACCATCGACAACATTGAATTTGTGTCGATACGATCCAGACGACGGGCATCAGCAGATTCAGCCACAAACTTTTGCTGACTTAAGGTGCTGATCCCTAAGGTCGCCATTTGTTGTTGTAACTCTTGGATTTCTGCTGACTGCGCTTCAAACGCGCTCGATGCAGGCTCCACGTAATAGACCTTATTACCCGGCTGGGTCGCCATCGCGTAATTAACGCTGATTGCCATATCCTTCGTTTGGTCATCCCAGCCCTCCAGCACAAGCATCGGTTGGCTTGCAATATGCAGACTATGAATCAAATCCGCTTGACGCTGGAAATGAGCCAAATTTAAATGTGCTATGTCCAATAGCGGTGGTCGGCTGGTTAGCGTGTCTTTTTTATCCGCATAAATCGTTACTAACGGGATCTGCCCAAGCGAAAAATCGCCTGACTCAACCAACTCATACTCCGCTGAAGCGTCGGATTGATCGAACGAAGCGGGGTATGGAAAGGGCCCTTGCATTTCAAGTTTTTTCTCCTCCTGCCTAAAGACGCGATAACGACCTGGCTCGATGACACGTACTTGGTCATAAACTTTTTCTCCAAACTCACCGTCAGGAATTACAGCCTTTTCCCCAATCCGAACTTGGGTAAGGCTGCCATAATTTGTTTCACGATCTAGGCGCCACCCATAAACATTGGTTGGATCTACTTCAATCCAATAGGGCCGACGATTAAGAGCACGCTCTTCCGCCAAACTCCTTGCATTTGATGGTGCGGGAAAATCAACCAGAATATGTGAGTGACCGTAGGTCAGGGCACAAGTGACAAGCCGACGTGCATACTCATCCAGGTCAGAACCGCAGCCGTCAACATCCTTGTTAAAAACATCAGTCCAATACGAATTCCCTTGAACACTAATTGGTTTACGCAGAATTAAACCGGCTGCTGCTCGAATCAATCGTTGCGTATAAGGCGTGAAAACAGCACGGTTTACACGCGCTAGGTAAGCGCTGTAGTCCTCCCTTGGTTCTAATGGAAGGAATGTTTCGCTGTTTTCACGTAAGTATTCCGTTCCAGTGACCACAGCCTTCATAATCTCCCAGCCCTTCATCTGGTCGATTACTGCGCGTGTGCGAACGAATGGACTGTCAACACTTCCCATGTAGGAACTGCTGACTAAATTCGTCCTGACAAGCCCTGGAACGGAATACGTCATGTCACCATTTTACTTTGTTGGCCCAATAAGCTGCACTGGTTTTACCTTTGGCGATGTTTTTAGCGTGGCGCTTCTTAAAAGCAGCACGTTTCTTTTTCATTGCCTCGCTTTCACCAGCTTTTGGCTTGCCTGCTGTTTTGGCACCCTGCTGGCCAAATCGAATTAACCGATCCTTGCCGTTATCTTTAATGACAACAGCATGGGATTTACCACTGGAATGACCAGGGGTGCTAATCGGTTTGTTGTAGCCATCAAATGTGTGGCCGCCACGCTCGATCTTGGCCATTAGGTCAACCCTTACTCAAGGTTGGAAGTGATGGCGCCACTGGTGATGAAGTTGCAGGTGGCAACAACCAAATCGCCAACAGTGGATGCAATATCCATGCTGGTGATAATTCCTGCAAAGCTCACGCTGTCAGTACCAGAGGTGGTTCCGGTCGTAAACAGCTCAAATGTGGCGTCTGCAGTGTCTGCAGTAGTCAACACATCTTCAATAAAAGCTGCTTGACCAGTGGCGTCTGGATCGTAAACCAGCTCAACCGTGCCAGAGCCTGATACCAGGCTGCCAACAAATGCACGAGCGGTGTCACCGTGATCGGTAACGTCCAACGTGTCTTTGGTGATGTTCAGCGTCCAGCTACGAGTGCCAACAATAGTGGCGTTGGATGAGCCAGCAGCGTCAAACTGAACGGCACCTTGCTCTCCGCGAAGGATGGCCATGAGTAGACATAAGAAGGGTCTATACGGTTGATTCTAACCGTTCACAACCCACAAGCCATCTCAAGATTTCTTCTTTTTTGCCTTACGACGTCGATGTTGATAAGAAATTTTCTTTGAACCCGTTTTTTCACGCTTAAATCGGGCTTTTTCGGCAGGCGACATCTCCTTAGTCGTTTTTGGCGTCTTGTCCGATACCCGCTTAGACGGACGACACGCTGGATACGCTCTATCCTCTCCTTTTGAACGCCCACAAGGTTTCCCGGTCTTTATATCGACCCATTTCTCGTCAAACCATCGGCCAAGACCACCACGGCCTTTACTTTTTGGTTTTGCGGGTTTTTGTGGTTTTTTTCGTTCCGCCACTGGTTGCTTTCCGATAGGTGCCGCCACGCTTCTTATATTCGCGTACCAGCCACGCATTTGCATACGCGCTTGGGTAAACCGCGAACTTGCGCTTGGCCTCAGCTTTTACGCGAGCATAAAGCGCCTTGTTTACTGGGACGTTCTCACTTGCCACAGCTGCACCGCATCTTTTTGCTGTCTTTCTTCATGCCTTTTTTCTTGCCGTTGGGCTTTTTCTTGCCGCCAGCCCCGTAATGACCAGGCATAATCCAAAATGCAACGACAACCCCAGTCTAACGCCCCAAATGGTTGCGGACTAGAACCGGCTCACGCACCTGCATTCCTTACCCCTGATCCGCTGCAGGGTGACATCTGCACCCTTTACAGAGTACCTAAGCATCTTAGTAGAGACGGTACGAAGTTGCGCCCAGTGTCTCCGGTTTCGCAAGATTAAACTGCTGTAGCACTAAATATCCAAAAGCATCAAACGCATGGTCCACTCCTAAATTCTTGTTTGGTAGCCCAGTCCCAGGCGCATACGTCAACGTCCGAAGCGATTTGATCAGCTCCTTACATCGCGGATGAATCTTGACTCGTCGCGCTCCAGAAGCATCCATTAAACCTGTGTTGACTGCTGTAATCTTGTCCCGGATTTTCCACGGTGATCGCGGACTCTGAACCGTAAAACCACTGCGTCTAAGGATTGCATGGTCCGTTACACCAACTCCACTCGTCTTTCGCGCTCCACCTGTTGGGTCAGGACACGCGATAACTCGCCGATCTACTCCATATCGACGTGTAACCTCCTCCGCGAAATCCCATGTGGTCGCTCCACCTGTCAACATGATCTCATCAAAGACATAAAGCGTTTCACCGTCCTTTACTGCGCAAATCCCGCTCATTGGATCGACGTTAAAGTCAACGCCCAATAGCAATGGTTGAATCGATATATCTCGCGCTTCTGGTGAAATGTTGTCGTCTGAAAAGCTGACGGCTACTAAACCAGTCAGATTCTCGAAGGACGCTTCAAATTCTTGGCGGAACGTTCGAGAATCTAGTTGAGCACGGGCTGCTTCAACCTCATGCTTACTAACATTGCCACCTTCAATCGTCGTATAACACCATCGCTGCCAATCCCCTGTCTCATCTTCTGGTACATAACACCACAAGTCATAAAACCAGCTAGCTGTACCGTCTGGTGTTGAAATAAATAACGCCCAACCCTCTTTATCCGCTAAAGCTGGTCGAATTACCTCAAACCATACCTCCGCATCCATAAATGCTGCCTCGTCAAGCACTACACCCGATAAACTTCGCCCCCTAAGCGCCATTGCATTCTCAGTACCCTTCAATTCAATGGTTGAACCGTTGATAAGCTCGATTCTTAGGTCCGTCTCGTTCTTAGTCTTGATCCAGACCTTTGGTACTAGCTTTTTTAAGGCTCGCCACGCAATGTCTTTTGCCATCCTGTACGTCGGAGCACAATAAAAAAATGTCTCCCCAGGCTTCTCAATCGCTCCACGCACCAATTCCACGCAAGATAAGTACGATTTCCCAAATCGACGCCCGGCTACAAGTACCCTGAAACGCTTTTCGCTTGAATAAACCTGCCCTTGTGCCCATCGCAGGCTGATTGGTGCTGTTTTTGTGCTCATGCCTATTACATTACACGGGTTTTCAACCCCCTGCCCCCCTCAAACCGTTCCACAAGGGGCTGTAGCAAGTTATTATCCAAAGAAACAGGGTCGAAACAGTAATGCAGCCCGAACTGACTGAAGCTAAGCAAGCCCGCGTTCGACGGCTCTATAAACGTCAGCTCGAAGGACTCTCCTCTACAGCGCTTGTTTACGATCACGCTGAAAAAGAACAGGTCTCAATTCAGACCGCATGGCGCGATTGGGCAGACGTTAAAAAAATCGTTGATGAAGACTGGAAGGCTGACCGCGAAAATATGCTGGCGCGTCTTCAGCACATGCGTACCAAACTCTTTAATCAGGCTCTAAAGAAAGGACAACTGCAAACCGCAAGCCAAGTCCTTGACTCCATTGGACGTGTCATTGGTGAATCCGTTGAAACCGTCAACGTTCAAGCGCCTGAACTTAAAATCTCCATCGAAAATAAGGACGACTGACTCCAGCGCTCCAGCAAACTCAACACTCGCCCCCACTCTAGGGGGCTTTTTTATTACACGATTGCTGTTGCACGGATATATGTGTAAGTAGTGCGTGACGTGTTGGCAGTTAAAAAAATTGCAACGCCGCCCCCCGTCAATGTTGTAATATCTCTTAGTGTCAGATGGGATCAAAATGATCTACAATGTGAGACAAGAGAGGGAAGGACCGACCGGGTCCCGCTCTTTTCGCAACTTGACAATCGAACTGAGAGCGAATCGCAAGATTCAGCAGCCAAACCGGGTTCACCCTGGCAATGGCCACAACTGTTCCTAGCGATTCACGCCCCATAAGGCACGCTCTCAGCAAATGCAAAAAACCAACCCTATCAATCCACCATGGGAAGAATCAGCGACCAGCTCACCAAGTTGATCGAGCAGATGAAGGAGTCAGACAGACGCTTTCAGAAAGCGACGGATGAATTTTTGGCGAAAGCCAGGGAGCATACGGAGAGACTTGAGGAGCTGTCCAAGGACTAACAGGCAGGAGGCTTCGGCCTCCTTTCTTACTGTTTCAACAATCCCATCAACGGATCAAAACCATGACAATTTGGCAATGGCTGGCGGTTTATGTTGCCGCCGGTAGTTTCGGGGTTGCAGTGGTTCAGACAGCAATGACTGAGCCGCTCCAACAGCACAGCGGAACGCAGTCTTATGTTCGCGTGGTGCGCTGAAATGGAACTAATGCAAGGACCACTGATCCGCACCAAGTTCCTGGGGCCTACTGATTGCAGAGACTCCAGGATCACAGCGGTTCACAAGAGGGACAGCAAACAAACCCAACGGGTAACAATCCCATGGGATCGTGAACTGGATGCAATGGAAAACGCCAAGGCTGCAGCGCTTGCGTTGTGTAGGTCTTGGCCTTATGAGCAGAGCATGGTTTTAGTCGCTTGCGGCTTCGATCATGATCACTACTATTTCATCGCATCCACCGCACCAATCAGCAGCCCGGCTTAACCGCCGGGTTTTTTTATCATGGCTTACCCCACTTCAGACGCTCCAACAGTTAACGGCTTTGGTGATTATAAGCACCGAAGGTTTTCAGTTTGTAGAATGAATGACGATGGAACGACATTTATTTGTTTTCACAGCGATGACATCGACCAGTGCCACGCTTACAAACAGTTTCACCATCCAAATGCTCTGAATGTTGCGGTTTACAAACGCGACATTGTAGAGACGTTTGTTCTTTCCAATTAAAGACAAAGCCCCGCAATGGGGCTTTTTTTATGGCGCAAGACGAATCAGACAGTTTTCACCTTTACACTCCATTAGTTTCGATCGAATCCAATTCAGGCGGCCAGCAACTTTACGACCATCATTAGTACTTTTGTACGAATGGACAGCTTCTAGAAGGATCTGCCATTCGTCAGGGCAAAAATGAACAGTTTTAGTGGATGCTGGCTTGGTCATGAATGGATCGCTTGCCCTTGAATGGTTGTTCCTGTAAGATTCTATCAAGTGGAGTCAAGCCTCGGGCGGGCTCCGCTCCAATCAACCCCAACTTAATCATGAATCAGACCACTGTGACCAGATTTCAACTGAGTGAACATCGCTCCATCAAACTTGATCATGGCTCTATATGGGCCACTGATGGCTCTGGAGACAGCGTCAACATCTATAGCGGCACAGATGCCATCAATGATGCTGTAGCGGCTTACCTGCCCAATTGCACACGCTCCACACAGGAGCGGTTCCTGCAGATCCTCACTGATCACATCCGCAAGGTGGACAGCATCGAGGTATGAAGCGGACCGCAGAAGTAAAAGAAGCCCATCAGCAGCACGCCAAAATGCTGCTGGATATGGGGTTCAAGAAAGCCGATGTGGCTGCAACGCTCCAACGGAAATACAGCCTGTCTCGTGCTACCGCTTACCGTGATGTGGACGATGCAGACATTTTACGTGAAAGCGAAGACCACAAGATCGAAGCCGATTCAATGCCAGAGATCACTCTGGAAGACCGTGAGCCATTGATGCGGATGACCAAGCATCTGATGATTGACGCTTACGAAGAGCGCAACGTTCAAGACTATGTCCGTCTTATCGGTGGATACGAAAGGCTTGCCCGTATGGGTGGCCTGTCTCAAAAGTTCTGAGACGTTTGTCTCACATCACTCCAATCATCATCAACCCAATGAAACTCAAACGTTCCCGCGAATATCGCGTTTGCCACAATTGTGGCGCTGAAATCAACAAAGGAGATCTTTACGCCTCCCGCTCCATCACCATTGTCTCTGATCCGCAGGGGCAATCTTTTAACGGTGGAAGGGATTGGGTCCCTCTCCGCTTGACCCAGAGGGTTGCTATCTGCCATAGCTGTGCAACCAATGTCTGACATCATCCGCGTTGTTTCTATTGAGCCCTGTGCAGAAATGCAGGGGCTCTCCCCGCTCCAATCATCATCGACTACCTATGAAGTTCGTGCATGGATTGAAGATGTTGTGCAAACCTTGCCAGCCAGACTGTATCCAACAGACCTGGCACATCCAGCAGAATTTGGTCCTGCAGAATGCATTGCTGAATTTGAAGTAGAACATGGGGATGAACATCCCCCACTCAACGCTCCAGTAAACCAGCTGATTGATTACCTCGATCAGCACATTCACGAATGGACTCCCATAGGCTTCCAATGACAAAACCATTGATCACACGCATAGAAGCAGAAAAGGCTGTCACACAGCTTCTTTGCCTCATTCTTGGTGGCAAACAAGCCAGGGCATCCTCTCACTTCTCTTATGACGTCTCAGAGCGTCTTGAGTTCTGTCTCAAGCTTGTTCAACAAGAGATGCAGGATTCAATCCAGAACTCAGACCCAGACCAGCTCTCAGAAACTATTGGTGCCGGACAACGTAAGTTATCCAGCATTCAATCCCTCAAAACACTTAACCAACTCATTAAAGAGGTCGAATGGTAATGCATCCTGATCTTCAAGTTCAAGAATACGCTCTTTTGATTGACTCAATCACTTGGGAACTGGATTTTCTTGAACAAGCTGGCTGGGGCGAATGTCCTCGCTATCAACATTTAGTTGACATTCAAAAACGTATTCAAACTTTTGTTGATCAAGCCCCACCTTTCTGATTATGTCTCGTCAAGAATATGAGTGCGACAAAATTCAACGCGCTCTCGACATCCTTAAAGATGTCATCGCTCGTGAAGACAAGCGCCATTTGATGGATCAACACTTGACCTTCTCGATGCGTGATCTTCTCGAATCTGAGGTGATCCCTCAACTCGAAAACGAACTTAACTACGACCCAACGCCCCAAACTTCCTACGACTTCTTTCACTCATGAACATCGTCGAAACCTACGCTCCAACACTTAACCATCTTGAAAAG